TGGCCCAGCGCGACAAGACGCCCACAGTGACTAGTATTGTGTCTGAGAGCTTGCCCCACTTGAAAAAAGGCGCGATGCGCGACTTTCTCAATATAATGCAGGGGCACAAGTACTTCAGCGAAGCGAACTGGAACCGGACCGACTTCATATATAAGTTCGAGACGGGGAGCGTCATCGAGTTCTTTGGAGCGGACCAGCCGCTGAAGGTGCGGGGACCGCGCCGTGATCGTTTGTTCTGCAACGAGGTGAACAACCTGGCGTTCGAAACGTTCGAACAGCTAGAGGTGCGAACCAAGGACTGCATATTCATGGACTGGAACCCCAGCACAGAGTACTGGTTCTACACGGAGATGCTGGGCAAGCGTGATGATATAGACCATTTAATCATTACCTATAAAGATAACGAGGCCCTGGACCAGAACATTGTGGACAGTATCGAACAGCGTAAGGACCGAAAAGGCTGGTGGCAGGTGTTCGGATTGGGCCAGCTCGGAGAGGTGGATGGCAAGATATACTCCGGATGGGGGATTGTGGAAGACATTCCACACGGAGCCAAGCTCGTTCGATATGGGCTTGATTTCGGGTATAGCAATGACCCCACAGCGATTGTCGCCATCTATCAGTACGACGGTGGCTACATACTAGACGAGGTATTACACCAGAAAGGTATGCTCAACAGCCAGATCGCGGCGGTGATTCAGAACCAGGAGAGTTCAGTGCTCGTGGTGGCAGACTCGGCAGAGCCCAAGAGTATCGATGAGATAGCTACGTATGGTGTGCCTATCATAGGGGCAGTGAAGGGTAAGGACAGTGTGAAGCAGGGGATAGACTTGGTACAGGACCAGCGTATCAGCATGACTAAGCGCAGCGTGAACCTCATCAACTCATACCGTAACTACCTATGGGAGACAGACAAGCATGGCAAGGTACTCAACGTGCCTGAGCATACGTTCAGTGATGCGATGGATGCTGTTCGATATGGTATCACTAGCCTACCTAAGCTTGTGCAACCACTCTCGGAGGCAGAGCGTAAGGCTAAAACATTCCGGGCTGCCATGAAGCGTAAGCATGAGCTGCGTGGTGGTGGGCGCAGGGGTGAGAGGAAGTTTTTAAGGTAGATACATATATACAACTCGACCCCCGGAGGGGTACCCCGGGTATAGAGAGAGGGCCCCAGCTCCACAAATTTTTCACTTTTATCGCCTGTAAGTGCTGTGCATCTGCGGGGCGGGAACTTTCTTTGAAAATCCCCCAGTCCTTGTCACTGCAATACTGCACATGCTATACTTTCGCTATGATACAAGATACATTGAATGAGCGCGGGAAAGTCTATGGTAGTTTTGACAATAACGCTGAGATTGCGCAGCAGCTCAAGCTGATTGTTCGTCGAAACAACGGTGGATTGGCTCCAGCGCAGCGTGAATCGCTGGAGGTTATTATGCAGAAGGTGAGTCGTATCTTGACTGGTGATCCGTGTTACAAGGATAATTGGCATGACATCGCAGGCTACGCAACTTTAATTGAAAATGAATTGAAAAATGATTAAGAAAAAATTCGCAGAAGGCTCAGCACAGCATAATTTTATTGATGGTGACAAGCCAACGCAGACACGAGCTAGGGTTTGTAATGTTGCCACTACTATTGGTCGGATGGTGGGGAACACTATTGGTCCTGGTGGGCGGAATTATATGACTCCAGATGGGATTACTAATGATGGGGTGTCGATATTGGACCATATTCGCTTTGATGATGAGCGTGAGGACTCGATTGCTGATGCCTTTCAGGAAGTAGCGCGTCGTCAGGACGAAGATGCCGGTGATGGGACTACAACAGCTACTTTATTGACAACTGCACTGGCTCCATTGGTGTTAGCGGACGTTCCGGATATTACGGTACCGATTCCGGGGCAGAAAACGGTGATGGGGATCAAAAAGGAGCTGGAAACGGAGCTGGCGGTAGCACTAGAGCTCCTACAGGAGCAAAAAACGAAGGATGTGAGCCTGGATGAGCTGAAATTGGTGTCCCGGACCGCGATGGAGGGGCATGAGTGCAGCGATTTGATTGCTGAAACTATATTTGACGTTGGTTTTAACTCTAATACGAGTATTCGGGAAGGTTTTTCGGGTAAAGTGGAGAAAACGGTGGTCCCGGGGGTGCATATGCCGCTGAAGATTGAGGCACCATCGATGTATACGAACCCGGCGCGTAAGGAGGCAGCACATAAGGATCCGATTGTGATCGTGGCGAACCATGTGTTTGAGGATTACAACGATTTGGCCCTGTTTATGAACGGGATGATTGCGGCGAAAGGTAAGCCACAACCGTTGATTATTGTTGGTAAGCACTTTTCGGTGCAGTTTACCGCGCAGATTGCGGGGGTGAGCCGGTCAGCCGGGCTACCGATTGTGTTGCTGAATGGTAACGGGTTGCGAGATGATGAATTTCAGGACATTGCGACGTATGTGAACGCTAAATACATTGATACGCATCCTAAAGATGGTCGTAAGATGAATACGTACACGTTTGCGGACGCTGGGGCTGCTACAGAGGTGATTGCGGGGCCACAGCAGACATCGTTTGTTGGTGGGCGCGGGATTGAGGCTGGTGAGGTGAGTACGCGGATTGCTGATCTGCAGGAACTAGCGACTAAGGAGCAGAATCCTGATGAGCGACAGCTGCTACTTCGTCGGGCGGCTGGGCTCGATGGGGGTGTGGCGACACTGTATGTTGATGCTAAGACAGCAGTGGACCGGTACTATTTGAAGAAGAAGGTGGAGGATGCGGTGAACAGTTGTAAGGGAGCGCTTGAGCATGGCACAGCTGCTGGTGGTGGTCTGGCGTACAAAGCATTAGCGAGTCAGATGCCCGAGGGGTATTTGAAGGAAGTGCTACCGGTTATTCACAACCGGGTGCAGATGAATGCTGGCGGTGATTTGGAGATTGATCCAGCGACGGTGCGCGATTCGTACTGGACGCAGAAGTGTGCGCTGGAGAATGCGGTGGCGGTTTCCTCACTTCTTGTTACCATGGAGGGAGTGATTGCAGATGTGGATACATCGTTTGTTGACGATCTAAGTCGTAAGCTCGGTTATGCTGCTTAATCTATTGGTTAAGTGGTTAATTAAGCAATCTCCTACTAGGGGGAAGCTTGATGAAGATCAGTTTGTGGCAGCGATGAGTAAGGCGTATCAGAATCCAGCGATCATGCAGTATCTGAACGAGCGGGAAACGTATTTGATTTACAACAGCACTGAGAAGCTGTTGAAGGGTCAGACGGATCACGCCCGGGGTGTTGCCGGGCAGTTGGTGGAGATACGGGCGTTGAGGAATCGCATGAAGGTGTGCTATTCGCGGAAAAAAAGTGTGGTATTATAAAAGTAACAGGCGGCATAGCCTAGTAAAAATTTGAGTATATGAATACAACAAACCCAGACCTGGAGCATGGTAACGGCGGGGAACCAGTAGAACCAAGTGAGGCTAAGGCGGCGGAAGCTGCACCAGCCGAAGCGAACAGCGATCCATTGGACGCTATTGCAGATGAGGAACAACGAGCTCAAGCTAAACGTGATCGAGCAATCGCTCAACGAGTAACGAAGAGAGAAGCGGACGAAGAGGAACCAGAAGAGGAACCTAAGGAGGAACCAATCTCAAGTAACTATGTTACTAAGGACGACATGAAACGAAGAGCTACAACTGAAGCTAAGGATCTTGTCGCTCCAGAAATTTTAGAAACTTGGGACGAACTGACAAAGGTACCGCTTGGAGGTTTTGACGCGATGGATCCAAAATCGATTGCAAAGAATATGCAACAACGGTACACCATCTACTTGGCTGAAAACCCAGCAGAAGGTGAGGACCCAACGAAAGATCTGCAGACATCTACTCACGTTCCTACATCGGGAGGACCGAAGGCAAAGACTTCTGAAAAGAAACCGGCGCCGACACTTCCTGGATACAAAGAATCAGCTCAACCTGAAGACTGGTATCCAGCATAGCCCTAATGCCGCTGTGAAGTTTATTTAACTAACAGCAAATATATGGCTTTAATTCCTGTGAATTATGAAGAAGGGCAGCTCGTAGAGCTTCCATTCTCAACTGGCGAAACTGTCGTGAAAGGCGGTGCTGTTGTAGCTGATGCCGATGGTTTTTACATCATGGCTGGCGCTTCAACTGCTACTGACATTTACTACGTCGCTATGGTGGATACAACCACAACTGCTAATGGTGATAAAGTTCTTTGCCTCCGTGTTCATAACAAGGTGGTACTAGAATGCGACACCGACGCAAACCCAGCTCGAACTGATGTAGGAACTCTTGTAGATCTTGCAACTGTATCGACTATTAACCCTAACGCATCAGTCAACGATCTCTTCTACATTGAAGATATTGTCGGAGCAGTAGCGGACCAAAAAGTTCGTGGATTCTTCGTAGATGGTGCCGGAAACGCTTAATCATTTAACTAATTAACATATGGCTATTCTCAAAGCAGATTTCCAGTCGTTAACTGAAAAGTTGAATGATTGGTACAATGAAGCTTCTCGGGACGCAATTGCGGACTGGGTCGGAAAGGATTACTACGATGTCGGAGAAACTGATTGGGAAGTGTTCAACACACTAAACCTCTACGGTCTTGGACGACCATCGCGAGTAGCTGAAGGAGCGCAGTTCCCAGCTCTAAACACAGAGGAAGGAGATACAATGTCTCTTACTCAGATTCAATACGCAGACCGTATTGGTATCACGAAGCGTCTACGAAAGTTTGATCGATACGATCAGATCTCAGTTATGACGAAAAGTCTGTCACAAGGATTCTTCGATTCTATCGACCAATCACACGCTGACCTACTTACAAACGGATTTACTGGTACGTCATACACAGACGTGTTTGGTGGTACACAGTCAAACGTTGCCTCAGATGGTGTAGTACTATTTAGTGCGTCACACACAAACAACCTGAATGCTACAACTTTCAGTAACCTAATCGAGAACGCTGCTGGTACAGCAAACCCTGGAATCGATCGAGATCCGATTGTGAACACTGTTTCTGCTGGACGTAAGTATCGTGACCCGAACAACTTGAACCGACCAATTAAGCTCGACCGATTGCTTGTCTCAGCGACAAACCATGACCTCGCGCAACGAATTGTTTACTCTCAAGGTGTACAAGGTACTCCAAACGTAGACTCAAACCCACTACGATCTGATGTAAACTCACTCGTACTATGGAGTCGTCTTGATGAAGATTCATCAGGATCAGACAAGTCTGACTACTGGTTCATGGCTGATTCACGAAATGTGAAAACAACTCTACGATCACCATTTGCTCAACGTCCAATGATGTTCCCACCAGAAGAGGTGAACGACTCAAAGACTTGGGAGTACACAGCTGACATGTTTTATGCCATGGGCGCAGACCACCCCAAGAACATCTTCGGATCGACTGGATCAGCTTAGTTATTAGTTAAACGCTTAATTTATGGCTCAACAAGATTTAGTAAAATTAGCATCACAAGGTCGCGCGTACAGTTCTGGACGAGCGTGGACAGCTGAAGAGCTGGAATCGCTTATCACTCTCGAAAGAGAATGTGGACTGAAGCGAGACATTGCGGCTGATTATATTCGAAACGGAGTGATTACTCCTGACGAATATGAGAAAGCACAAAAAGCTGATTTTGCACCGAAGTCTTTGGAAGTCCTTCAGGCTGAGTCAGTAATTGAACATTCTAAGAAAGTTCGAACTGGCTTGAAGCTTGATGAAGCTCCAAAGAAAGCTAAAGCTGAAAAAGAGGTCGTAAAAAAAGCGGCTGACACTAAGGCTAAAGACAAGGAATAATTTCCATTCTGTCTTTAATGTGTGGGAGCATTAAAGGCGGGGTTGGGATTTAATCCCCGATTTATTAGATAGAATTATCGTATGAAAAAAGCAAAAAACAGTACTGAAAAACGAGGGGTAGGCTACATCGCAAACCAACGACGGGGGGTTACTAAGAAATAGTAGTATGAAAAAGAGCTACATTACAATTAGTGATCGACTGGGAGTGCCTGGTCCAAAGCGTAAGGTTGCACAGAAACCAGCTCGGTACGTAGGAGTTGCGAAGAAAATGAAGCCAACTTACAAAGTTCCAAAGACACCTAAAGTTTCTGGAGTGGGCTGGGGGATGTAGTACAATAGGAATATATGGAGCCATTAATTCAACATCAAAATAGAACAGTTCGAATAGATCAAGTTCGGGTTA